AGAAAAACTACTGCTCATCTAAACCAGTGACCATTACGGGAAGTGAGGAACTGGTTGACAAGGTGATTGAGGTTCTGGGAAGAGCGGAGTTTGACGAGACTATTTCAGAGGTTATTAAGAATGCATCGAACAAGGGGTTTGACACCTTACAGCCCTACATTGATGGCGAGGGCGAATTTGGCTATTCTATCATTCCCTCCGAGCAGATGATTTACATTTATGATACGTCTTATGAAAAAACACTGGTAAATGCTATAAGGTATTTCCCCATGACCTGGATTGATGGTGATGTGGAAAGAAAATCCTATCGGGTTGAAGTGTGGGATTTTGAAAAAGTTACTTATTACCAGGAGGATTCAGAGGGCAATTACAGATTCATTTACCCTGGCGAGATGGAAGACATCACGATAAACCCGATGTTCCACTGGTACGAGTACAACACAAACAATTTTGACCTGATAACTTATGAAGGCATGGAAGCGCACTCATGGGGACGGGTGCCGTTTGTTAAGATTAAAAACAACGCCGAGCAACGAAGCGACCTCATGTTAATCAAGACTTATATTGATGCAGTGGATATGGTTTCAAGTGGATTCATCAATGACCTGCGAGATGTGCAGTTGGCTATATGGGTCCTGAAGGGTTACGAAGGCGAAGATTTGGGTGAGTTTATGACAAACCTCATGACCTTCAAGACCATCAACCTTTCAACTGATGACGGGGCATCCGCTGAACCCAAGACAATGGATATTCCCAAGGAAGCCAGGGAAGCTATGCTCAGGTGGTTGGAGGATAAGATTTACGATATCGGCCAAGGCGTCAACGAATCTGATTTAACCGGAGGGTCTATCACTAATGTGGCGATTAAGGCCATGTATTCCGGTTTGGATATGAAGGCCAATGACATGATTATCAATGTGCGTAAAGCCTTATCTGAATTTATGTATTTTGTTGTAACCTACATCAACAATCGAGATGGCTCAAACTATGACTACAAAGAAATTGATTTCACTTTCAATAAGTCTAGAATTTTCAACGAACTAGAAACCCTGACAGCGCTCAAAGACCTTGGCATTAGAATCTCTAACAAGACCTTGCTTGAAAACGCACCGATTATCTCTGACGTGGAAAAGGAACTTGAGCGACTAGCCGAAGAACAGGAGGAAGCTATCAATTCCCTGGGTGGTGGCTTGGGATTTGGTGATGAATAGTGGAAGCAAAAGATAGAACTCAAAAGTACTGGCGAGCGCGGTTTGAGGCACAGGCCGCCAGATACTACAAGCAAGGCGACAGGTCGCTGGGGGAACTAAAGACACTTTTTAAAGGGTCGGCTAGAGAGTTTGAAAAGGAAATCCAAGCCTTCTACGCCAAATACGGGGTTATGCAGCAATCCCCGACTTTCAAGACCCTATCCGACGGAACCAAAGTTATCTCAGGAACTACTACAAAACTGGTAGTCCCAATAGACAAGGCTTATGTCAAACTAGCGACAGGCACTAGGATATCAAAGCTTGAATCTAAACTGCAAGCAATATTAATGCAACTGGAAGGATTGCAGAGGGTGCTTATTACGATACGATATTTGAAGCATACAAAGGCTATGGAGTAGGAACGAGCTTTGACCTATTGAACCCTACGGTGGTTAATCAACTGATTAAAAACCCTGTGAATGGTCAGGACTTTTCAAAGCGGATATGGAACAATCGGGATAAACTGGCGAACACAGTCAACCAAACTTTAAGAGCTGGGATCACACAAGGCATATCAAACGGCGAGATGGCAAAGCGGCTATCGAGAGACATGAACATGGGCTACAACGTAGCTGAAAGACTTATACAAACTGAAGTCACCAACACCTACAACCAGGCAACACTTGAAGCTTACAAACGTGCAGACCTGGCTAAGAAATATGAATTCGTAGCAAGTCTTGATGATAGAACCTCTGATATCTGTACAGACTTAGACGGAAAGCTATTCGATATTGAGGAAGCCACTGTCGGACTGAACTACCCGCCAATGCACCCTAACTGCAGGTCGACCACGGTCGCACACTTTGATGACTCAAGGGAATTTCTGACGAGGAGGGCAAGAGATGTAGAGACTGGAAAAACATTCACTGTTCCGGCAAGTATGACAGCGAAGGACTACAAAGCGATTTATGTCGATAAGACCATGACAAGGGCACAGTGGGACAAGTCTTAAATAGCGTTGTACAGGCTATTTAAAATATATGGGGTGTGGAATCACCCTGACAAAAACTAGGAGGAAATATGTTAGACAAAATCAAAGAACTACTGGGCGAGGAATTGTCCAAGCAAGTGGAAGAGAAATTGGGGACTGTTGAACTAGGAGTAATCAACGATGGGTCCTTAGTACCAGCGGGAAAGCATGACACCCTGAAGGCTGAACACAAAGAACTGAAAGACAAGTACACGAATGAGACCACTGAGCTAAGCCAGAAACTGGATTCAGCAATCAAGAGCGCAACGAGTGTGGAAGCACTCAAGTCAGAACTAGAGGAAATCAAGACCAAATCACAAGAACAAGTCGAGAGCCTGAAGACTGACCTTGAACGGTCAAAGAAAATAGGCGAACTTAAGGCTAAGTTCATCGCAAATAATGTCGATGAATCATACCTTGATATTGTGCTATCGCAGGTAGATCTTGAACAACTTAAGGTTGACGGTGAGAATGTGATTGGTGTTGATGATGTTGCAAAAATAGTGGTCGAAACTGATTGAAAAATACAACGAACTTGAGAAAGACACAAGCCTAAATGCCACTCTACGAGCGAAACAGATGGAGGACATTGACAGGGCGATTAAAAGTCTTTCCGAGGAATAAAGGAGAGAACAATAAATGGCTTATACAGACAGAGAAGACCTTAATTATCTGGGGAGACTTTTCCTCATTGGTGCGAACCAAACACCACTGCTCAATATGTTGGGCGGACTAAGTGGAGGAACTTACAGAACCTCTAATTCCTTTCAATTCCCAGTAGCTCAACCCTATTCACTTGCAGGCGCATCTCAACCTGCGATCACTGAAGCGGATTCAGTGAGCACAAACACAGCAACCACTATCACCAGAAGCCAAAAACTCAACACGGCACAGATTTTCCAAGAAACGGTAGAAGTATCTCACGCCAAGCAATCCACTACTGGCGAAATCAGCGGACTTTCTGCTACTGGCGTACAGCCTGTCAATGATGAGTACGCTTTCCAAAAGAATGCGCACCTGCGACAAATCGCCATTGACCTTGAGTACTCAATGCTTCGAGGGGAATATCAAGCGGGTTCCAATGCAACAACCGCTGCAAAAATGCAGGGTCTGGTTAATGCAATCAGCACCAACGAGATTGATGCAAATGGAGCAACTCTTGAAAAAGAACTCATGGACTCAATGTTTGCAGACATGGCAGCAAGCGGCGCATTGTTTGACAACGTGGTTGTTTTTGCCAACGCCTTCCAAAAGCAAAAGATTTCCGACATCTACGGATACGCGCCAGAGGACAGAAACGTGGGTGGAGTCAACATTAAGCAAATCGAGACGGATTTTGGCATGGTTGGTGTGGTATTCAATCCTCATATGCCTACTGATGACATTGTTGCTGTTGAGATGAGTGTTTTGTCTTTGGTCTATGTGCCAGTTGACGGACAGCTGATCGTATTTGAAGACCTGGCACAAATCGCAGCTTCCAAGAAAGGTCAATGGTACGCACAGATTGGTCTGGATTTCGGGCCTGAGGAGTACCATGGCTCAATCACAGACTTGGCAACATCATAATAATCGCAGGAACAAATGGATAGACCTTATGGTCTGGCTACTGCGAAAAGGAGATTAGGAAATGGCAGATTTAAACATTAAAAAATTGCAATCACCATATTTGAGGGAATTTTTTCAAGACGTATTTGATGGGACTGCGGAGCTTGAGGGGATTAGCGTACAGGCTGATGGGACATCTGTTCCTATCGCCTTTGCCACCTCGGCACCCGTCAATGCGGTGGCGGCTCAGGGCACTTTGACCTTTACGGACTCTGTTTCTGATACTGAGACGGTGACAATCGGCGATGATGTGTATGAGTTTGACACTGATGGAACGGAAAACATCACAGAAGGAAACATCCGGGTTGATGTGTCTGGTGGGGCGACTGCTTCGGATGCGGTGACTGCTCTGGTGACTGCGATTACCGGAAACACTGAAGCGACCTATTCCGCTGTTGATGGAGATGGCGATACCGTAGTGGTCACTTATGACACGAAGGGCACGGTAGGAAACTCTGTAGAAGTAGAAACAGATTGCGCCGATGCGAGTTGGGGGTCAGAAGTCGCTACCCTTGGCGATACTACCGAGGGCGTTGATGGTACGGTAGCAGTTAAAGGGCAAATGTATGCTGATGCTTCTTATCTTTACTTTGCTGTGGCTGACAATGCGACCGATGACACGAATTGGCGGAGGGTCAGTCTAGGCTCTGCTTATTAGGTAGGGGAGGGTTCGCCCTCCCTTTATTTTAAGGGTGATGAGATGAAATTTAAGGGAACAGGAACGGTGTGGAACCCATACAAAAAATGTCCTCTGGTGAGGTTTGGCAAAGAATCAATCGTTGATGTTAAAGACGAGGAAACGATTGATATGCTGATAGAGTTTGGGTACAAGCCTTTGGAGGATTTTATTGATGTAGCATTTGAGGAAGTGGAAGAGGTAGACTTTGAAGGAATGACAAAAAATCAACTCTATGAATACATTGAGGAAAATGGCGGTAATGTTTCGCCGGAGATTAAGCGACTAAACAAGAAAGATTTGATTGACCTTGTCGAGAAAGGATTTTTTTACGAAGAGCCACTGGGTGAATCTTGATGACCGACTAAGGCGGTGAGAAAATGATTAACGAAATTACAGGCTATTTGAATAACCGATTTGAGAACTATGACTACCAGTATTTAATTGATGTCGAGTTTGACTACCCTGCTGAAATCCTGGGCGATTTTTCTGACACGTTTCTCGCCGGTGAATGGGTCAAGATATCAGGGACAAGACTAAATGACGGAATCTATCTGATAGAAAGCATTAGCGACACATCAATGATCGTAAGTATTGAGTACGATAGGCATATCAATAACGAGGACGAGACGGAAGACGTGCTTTTTATCAAGTGCGACATCCCCAAAGAACTGGCTGACCTTGCCTTAACCTACAAAGGCTCAGCTCAAGCTGGATTGGGTGCAGAGTCTCAGGGTGGCAGGGCGGTCACTTATAAAGGCGATTCCTCCTGGCAAAACGTCTACGCAAAAGACCTGTCAAGATGGCGAAGGTTGAGGTGGTAAGATGTTTCAAAATGATACCGTTACATTTTTAACCAATATATCCACCAATACCCTAGGGTCTATCAAAGACACCTGGCTAGAGTCGACAAGCATTGTCTGCGATGTGCAGGAAATATCAAAAGAGAAGGCTCTTAAGGATTATGGGTTCACAGACTCTAACAAGTATTTGCAGGTTTTTGACCTGACCCTTTCCGAGCTTTGGGTGGAGGGCGAACAGGTGAAGTATGACGGAGAATATTATTTAGTGCGAAAAGTGATAGAAACGAACCAAAAGATAGGGCGGTCCAACCACGTGTTTGCTGTATTGAGTCGGGTGGTCTGATGAATGCAGAATTTGTAAACATGAAAGAGATTGAAAAGAATATTGACGGCGTGGTGAAGGTGGCAAGCAAAACAGTCGAACAGGGACTTATGGAAGTCGGACAGCGTGGTGCTGATATTGTCAAAAGAAATTCACCTTTTATCAGCGGACGATTGAGAAATTCAATGTCATACACTATCAACAACAAAGTGTGGTCACCTTATGGAGGTGGCGGTGACGATATCATCAGAAAAAACTCCAAGAAGGACGAAGTAGTCATCGGAACAAATGTCATCTATGCGCCGTATGTTGAGTACATGGCAAAGAATGGCTCGGCCGGATTCATGCTAGGCTCTTACAAGCAGTTAAAGCCGATTGCCAAGAAAGTCATGGAGACAGTTTTTAAGGGGGCGTTTAAATAATGCAGACACTGGCACAGATGAAGGCTGAAATATACAACGCTCTCACTAACGACTCAACCATGGAAGGCTATATCGGGTCAAGGGTTTATTGGCTTGGCAAAGTCTCCGGCAAAAGCACATTTCCACTGATAGACTACAAGGCATTTGACGAGATAGGCACTTACAGCTTTGGGGGTAGCGGGATATCGTATGATGGGTCAGAGGCTACCTTTCAGATAGATGTCTACACTGGCCCTGACGATGTGGCAACAATGGACAATATCATTGAAAGACTGAAAACTTTGATGCACGGTCTAGGCTATCGACTGATTAACTCTCCGATTGAGTTCGTGGATGCTGAGGTCAATAAGATTGTCAGACCTACAAGGTGGGAAAAATGGAATGTTTAAGAAAATCTATGAGAAAATCAAAAAGTTGGAAGAAAGAATTTTCTATTTAGAGCAAAAAGTAAACGCATTGGATGAAGAAATGCATCCGATGTATATGGGAGGAAAAAAATAATGGCACTTAAAGGTTGCGGAGCGAGTTTTCTTTTGGGGACTGATGTAGTGGCAAGTCTGAACAGTATTTCCAATCCTTTCACAAGGGAAACACTCGATGTAACATCTTTTGATTCAGATTGTTTGAGGGAATTTCTTGATGGTTTGGGTTCTGGCACGATTGAAATTTCTGGGGACTTTGACCCTGATGATACCAATGGTCAGATGGCTCTACAAACCGCAGTATACGCAGG